AAGCCTGGCGCCGGGCAAATCCGGCCCTGCGGGCGGGCTTCCTGCAGGCCGATGCGCTGGCCGTGCAGGCCGGGCTGCTATCGGCGCGCGAATTCCAGACCTACCACCTTGGCTTGTGGACCGACCAAAGCGCAGGCTGGCTGCCGGTCGGGGCCTGGGATGCCTGCCCCTACCAGGAGGCGCCCCCCGCGGGCGCGGAGGTGGTCTTGGCGGTAGAGGGAACGTTCCGGCGCACCTCGGCGGTGGTCGGGGCAAGCCTCGATGGCGGGGTGTTCTTCGGCTGGGGCGCAGAGGCCGCCTTGGATTCCGACCTCAAGCGGATTCTGGAAACGGCGGCCAACCAGTGGGAAATTCGCGCGCTGGTGCACCCGAAGCGGATTCGGCCGCGCCTGTTTGCCGACCTGCGTGAGGCCGGGCTGCCGTGCGAGGCCTGGGACGGCGGGCCGGATAACGAGGCCACCAGCGCAAATGAGTTTTACCGCGCCATCGTCGGCCATGAGGAAGGAAATTACCTAGCCCACGATGCGCACCCGCTATTGGCCGACCATATGAGCCGCCTACGGGTGCGCTATGGGGTCGATGGTTCGTTGCGCCTCGCCCGGCCCGATGATGGCGCCTTTGTCGATGCCGCTATCGCTGCCCGCAATGCCTGGTGGCGAGCTTTGCAGCTGGCCGATGCTGGGCCGGATGGGCCGCTGGCCATTTACTAGCTGGGGGTGTAATCTCGGGAGCTAATCCGGCCGTGGGATTGCTTGACCGCATCCGCTTTCGCCGGGCGCCCGCCGGTCTCGACCCCGACCTAGAGGGCCTACACCCAACCTCTATTGACTGGTTCCTAGAGACCGGCGCCTGGGCCAACCCCAATTTGGCCCGCCGGGTGGGCGCGGTCGCGCGCTGCCTGCAGCTCGTCTCGCAACAGGTTGCCACCCTGCCGCTGCGCTTCCGCGGCAGCTACCAGCCGCTTTGGGTCAGCGATCCAGACCCGGTGTGGTTCCCCGGCGGCTTCGGTGATTGCGCCTTTGCGATTGTGGCGTCGATCTACGGCTACGGGGATGCGTTTCTCTGGGTGACCAGCCGTTACGAATCGGGCTTCCCGCAAACCTTCACCGTGCTCGACCCGGCCGCGGTCACGGTCAAGGAGGAACCGACCGGCGGCCGGGGCTATCGGGTCGGCAACGTCGATCTAGACGCGGCCGATGTGCTGCAAATCTCGCGCACCCCCGGCAGCCTGCGTGGGACCTCGGCCCTGGCTGCCTACGCGCCCAACGTGGCCGCCTCGGCGGCGGCCTCGGCCTATGCCACCGATGTGTTTTCGGGAGGCGGCATCCCCTGGGCGGTGCTGCAGCCCGCCCGGCGCCTCGATGCCGAACAGGCGGCCGAATTGCAGGCCCAGTGGGTAGCGCGCGCGACCGCCCGCGGTGCTGCCCCGGCGGTGATCCCGCCCGATATCGCGTTCAAAGAGTTTGCGTTCAACCCGCGCGACCTCATGCTGCTGGAGTCGCGCGAGTGGGACGCCAAGCAAATTGCGGCGGCCTTTGGGGTGCCCGCATTCATGCTCAATCTGGAACAGGCCGGGGGCCTCAACTACTCCAACCCAGAAATGCTGTTTGAGACCTGGTGGCGGTCCGAGCTGTACCCGACCGCCCACCGGGTAGAGGCCAACCTGTCCACCTGGCTGCCGCGCGGGTCGTGGGTGGAATTCGATCCCTCGGCGCTGGTCGGCCCCGACGTGGCCGGGCGGCAATCGATTGCCTCCAAAGCCCTGGCCGATGGGGTGATGAGCCAAGACGAATACCGCGCCTATGTGTTCGACCTTCCGCCACTGTCTGAGGGGGAGGCCCTCGACCTCATCGATGAACCGGCGGGCGCCCACGCCACCCCGGCCAACCCGGCCCCCGAAATGCCACCCGCCCTGGAGGTGATTGCTGGTGAATGAACACCCGGAAATCCTGCGCCGGTTCGTCTCGGCGGAAATGAGCGGCGCCGAGGGGCGCATCCTTGAGGGCCTTTGCGTTCCCTACAACACCCCGGCGCGGGTGCAGGACCCCGGCGGGCCTCCCTACGATGAGGTGTTCGCCCCCGGTTCCTTCGCGCGCGCGCTCAAGGCGCCCAACCGGGTGCACCTACGGTTTGAGCACCGGGACGGCCTTACCGACCGGATCGGGCGGGCGCTGGAATTGCGCGAGGCCGCCGAGGGCCTTTGGGGTTCCTTCCAGGTGGTCGGCGGGATGATCGGTGACCATGCCTTGGCCCTGGTCGATGAGGGAATGGTAAGCGGTTTTTCGGTCGGCTTCGTGCCGCTCGGGCGCAGCCGCAAAAACGAGGCCGGGCAGCTCGTTCGGACCCGCTGCCACCTGGCCGATGTGTCTCTCGTTCCCGAACCGGCCTACGCGGGCACGGAGGTAGTCCACCGCGCGCGCGGGCGCGACGATTTCCAGCTCCCGCCGGGACCGCTTGAGGAACAGCTAACCCGGCTGCGCACTATCGGGATCGCGCTGTAGCGGCTTCGACCCAGGCCAGCAGGCAGGCCCGGCACAACGGCACCTCGACCGACCATAGATCGTGGGCCTCTGCTAGCTCGTCGGGCAGCCAGAAAATCAGCGCCGTGGCCTGGTGGCCCTCGCATACGGCCAGGGCCTCGGGGTGGTTATGGCTGCAAAGACAATGGCAGCCGCCGTCTTTAGGCACGGCAGCCGCAGGCCTTGCCATCCGGCCGGGAGGCGCCGCAGGGCCTCCCTGGCTGGTGGCGGTGGCCGCAAAGGTCACACGGCCAATCGGGCCGCGGGGGGTCCTGTAGCTGGTCGCCAACGGTGCGCCCTTTGCTCACCGCGGTTTCGTCCCGAACATGAATTCGCGCCGTAGTAACGAGGCCAGCATCGGTGAGCCGTGAATGTAACGCTGGGTCACCTTGGCCATCACCTCGACCATCACCTCATCGTCTAGCCGCTCGATGGCGTTGGACTGAGCGGCCCGCAGGCGGGCTTCGGTTACCCGCTCGCCCCCTTCGCTGAGGCGCCACATCCTGCGTTGGTCATCGAATTCGATCATCCCGTAGCGGCGCATCCAGGTAAGCCGCTGGGCAATGGGCAGGCGATCCTCCCCAAAGCCCAGCGCCTCGGCCATCGTCTCGGTGTCGGCCCAGCCATCCCCGTTGGCCTCGGCCTTGAGCTTGAGCATTAGGTCAAGGTCTCGGAAGTCATACAGGGTGGCGTGGCGGCTACGCGACCCGTTCGTCATCGTTCCCCCTTTCACTCGCTGGCCTGGCCGGTGTAGCGGTAAAACTTGGTCGTGCCACGTTGGCCGCCCATCCGGTCAAGCCGGATAAATCCCTGATCGGCCAGGTAGCTCAGCGCCGGGTTAAGGGTCGAATTGGCGAGACCCAGCGCAGGCGCCAGCTCGGGCGCGGATAGGTCGGCATTTGGCCCGCGCTCCCGAATCAGCGCGCGCAGCTTTTCTAGCTTTTCGTCACTGAGGCGCGGACCGCCCCTGGATTTCTTCCCTTTCGGCCGATGGTCGGCCGCCCATTGCGGGTCTAGCGCAATCAGCGCCCGGCCAACGTTGGTTCGCACGTTGCGCCGGTCGCGCAATCGTTCCTCCAGCTCTGTTATCTCGGTTTCGATCATCGCCATTTGCTGGCGCAGCGGTTCCAGGGCTTCCTGTAGGGCTGCGTCCGTATTGAACGCTTGCAAAGGGGTTCCTCCGTTCCTCGCCACTAGGGGCGCTAGCGAAAACTGGCGGCAACGCGGATGTTAGCCCCCCTGGCCGCTTTTTTCCTCCAGCTTCCTGATTAGCTTGGCTTCCTCGGCCTCAAGCAAGCGGATCGCGCGCCGGTACTGGTCGGGGTTGCCGACCTCGCCACCCTTGAGGCCCAGCTGCACCCGCACCCACTGGGTCCAGTCGCGCCGCTGCGGAATCTCCAGTTGGGCCTCCAGTTTGCGCAGCGTTTCAAAGCGGTGCTGCACCTCGGTTACCAGCGGCGCCAGCTCGGCCTCCGGTTTCGCCTCCGGTGGCTCAAACATCGGCCGGGGCTGGCTGGGTTCAGCTGGCTTCGGCTGGCTTCGGCTGGCTCGAGGCTTCGGCTTGGCCCGCTCCCCGTCGTCGTCGCGTTCGGTCGCAATCCCCAGCACCGCGGTGACGGCATAGCGGCGTAGGTAGGTCAGCATCGAGCCGAGGGCCTGCGGGTCCTCGGGCACCCGCGGCAGCGGGAAGGTGCCACTCACCAGGCCTCCCCCGGAGTGGCGCAGCTCGGTTCGCAGCGCCGGGCCGCGGCCGTCATCCTCCAGCAGCTGCAGTAGCGCCAGGCCGTGCTTGGCCAGCACCGGGCGCACGGCGGCCAGGATGCTTTCTAGGGGCGCGTAGGTGTAGGAGTAGCGCGCGCCCGATTTGGCCTCCACCTCCACCTTGCGATCCTGCGGGATCGGCGGAAACTCGGCCTGGGCGGATGCGAGGGCTGCGTTCAGCTCCCGCGTTTGCTTGCGGTAGGCCTCATCTAGAACGCTCATGCGGTTTTGTTTCCTTTCATTGCGGCCTTTCCGGTTTTGCCTTTCTAGTAATAGGCGATGCGCTGGGGCGCAAATTCAAAGGCCTTGGAATTAGAGAAAGCAAAGACCTAACCCCCTATGTTCACCGCGAGTTTTTGGCTGTGAATTCCCCTGTGGAATCTGGGGAAAGCATTGTGTATAGAACGGGGGAGGTTCCCTGGGGGTCCCGGTCGGTAGCGCCGGTCTAGTCCCAGGGGCGGCCTCCGTGCCCGCTTGGCGCCGGGGGCGGTGCCGCCCCCCTCAGCTGTCTAAGGTCTCTAGCTCCCTGGCCGGGTAGACACGGCGGCCCCCTTTGTCCAGGTCCACCACCGCGTAGGCCAGCCCCCGGATGGGCTTTCCGTGGCCCTTGACCTCATCCTTGGCATTGCGCAGCTGGAAGATTCGCCCGGCTCCCAGCGGCGTCTTGACTCGTTGGCCCTCGCGCAGCCTCATGCCGCCATCGCCCGCCGCAGCTTCCGCTTGGCCCGCTGGTTGGCGTTGTCGATCCGCTTGCTTGAGCCAAGCTCACGGTAGGGGCGCCCCTGCGCGATCCCGAAAAAGGCGCGACGTTCTACCTGCGTTAGGTCATCGCAGGCCCTTAGAAGCGTTCTCAGGGCCTCGCGTTGGAGCAGTTGGGCGGCAAGATCGGCTTGCGGGTCGGCTAGCAGTTCCAAAACCGGCATCGGGCCGCCCTCCGGTCCGACGGCCTCGCGGGCGGCCTCGGTAAGGGGCTGGTGCTTGAACCGCTGGGCCGCCTTGAGGGCGGTAACCATCCGCCGCCGGGCGCACATCCGGGCAAAGCTCCCGAAGGGGCCAAGCTCGGGCCGGTAGTCGCAACAGGCAAGCCAAAGGCCCAGCAGGGCCTCCTGCTCAAGGTCGGCCAGCTCGGCGCCGGGCAGGAACCAGCCGATTCCGCGCGCGTAGCGCCGGGCCTCGTCGGCGTGGGCGGCAAAGCGGTCGGCCGCGGTCATCGGCCGTCCCCAAACTCGTCATCGGTGGCGGTCGGGGTCTTGCGCACCGGGCGCCGATGCGGGCGCAGGTGGCTGCCCAGCTCGCTGCGGAAGTAGCGCAGGGTTCCGACCTCCCCCGGCGCGGGCCGGTAGCCGATGGCTAGCAGCTTGCTTTCGACCGTCAGCGGGCCGCGGGGAACCCCTGGGGTGTGCTGGGTCTTGGTCTTGCCGGTTAGGTCGTTGTAGATCGTGTCCGGGGTCGAAATCGACTCGATGGTTTGCCAGCGGCCCCAGCGGGCCTCGGCCAGGACCAGGCCCAGGCGGATGCTCCCGGCCACCAGGGTGCGCAGCCGGTCGGGGTAGCCGAAGGTGATCGTTACCGACCGCTCAGCGCCACCCTTGGCCAGGGTGCGGCCCTGGGTCATAGCTCGTCGGCCTCGATGAGGCGCGGGAAGCTTTCGGCGTGGGCGCCAACCCGGCGCCAGCGCAGGGACTTGACCGGGCGCCCTAGCAGCCAGGCATTGGCTGCTTTGTTGAGGACCGCTAGCCATTCCTCACGCCGCGGCCGGGTCATCCGGCTGGCGGCCACGTTCAGCGCGTAGGTGCGCAGGACCAACACCGGGTCATCCCGGTTTAGGTTTGCCCCGCTAGCCGTCAGTTCGGCAAAGCGGTCGGCCAGCTCAGCGCCGTGTTTCGTCCGAATCAGGAAATCGACCACCGCAAACGGGGAGGCCAAGACTGGGATAGCCCGGTGTACTCGGGCGGCAATGCGCACCGACTGGCGCAATTCCGGGCTGACCTCCAAAAGCTCAATTTGCTCACTTACCGTTGGGCTGAGCTGGGCGGCCTGTAGTGCGCCGTTCTGATAGCGCCAAAGCAATGAGAGGCCCGCCCCCAGGAGATTTACCTCGACCTCACCGCGCCAGCGCAGCTCATCCCCAATCGAGCGTTTTACGCCACGGTCAATTGAGAAGTGAATAGCCGGGTCGGCGTCATACACCACGACCGTGGGAAAGGGCACCTCGGCCGCTACGCACCCCCGGCAACGGTGGTGGCCATCGATAAGGCGGGTCCCATTGAGGATTACCGCCGTTCCGTTGAGGACCCAGCGCCCGGCTTTCATATCGCGGGCATAGGCGCGCCAGACCGCGGGCCGCAGGTGGCGATTGCCGATGCTCCCGGCGAGCAGTTGGGCCGCCCGCGCCGGGGTGATTTCCTCTACGACCATCCTCATAGTCCGCACCTCCTGCGGGTGTTCGGCCAGGGGCCATAGCCCCGACCGGAGTAGTAGGCCACCTCGGCAACGGCCACCTGTGCGTAGGGGGGCCAGCGATGAGCCGGGCCGAACCGCTGCAGTAGGGGGCGGCCGTAGGTGGCCATGAATGTGCGATCCATTTGCAGCCCGCCGAAATAGCCGTTGCCGGTGGCTGCCGACCAGGCGCCCTCCCCGGAGTGAATGCAAAGCAAGCCCGCGCGCACCGGGTCATAGCCCTGGCGCACGACCGCGCGCAGCTGGCCGACCAGGCGCCAGTTGAAGCGGGCCTTACGACGCCAGTAGCGCACCCGCCGTTGTGAGGCCTCTAGCTGGTCCTGCAAACGCGCCACCTGGTTGGGTCGGGCCTCGCGCGGCTCGGTGGCCGGGGGCTGGCCGGTGCTGCCGCCGTCGTCAGCGCCGCTCCCTACGCCAGCCCCCACCACCGGCAGGCCGAGGATGGCTGCAGCCCCAGCCGATGCGGCTGCAGCGCGCCCCCTCATGCGGCCCACCTCTTGAACGGCGCCAGTAGTGCCCGGCGCCTGCGTTCGCAACTAGCCAGCCGCGCGCATAGGTACCCGCCCGCCCCGATGGTGACGAATTGGCGCGTTCCCTTGCGCCCGCAGTAGGCGCATTGCTTGAGCAGCCCGGCCGGGTGGCTTCGGCCCCTCATTCGGCCACCTCATCTGACAGCTCAAACACCGGGCCATCGACGGCTACCAGGCCGCCCGCGTCGATTCCGTCCGGGCAATAGCCGCCTGGGTGTTGTGACCACCAGCGCCCGCAGCGGCCACAACACCCGATGAACGGGTCATCGTCCTGCAGCGGTCGCAGCACGGTGACGTTTCCCCGCGTTTCGACTAGGCGGGCCTCGGCCCGCTTGCGCCGCATCGGCGGGGGCGGGCGCCGGAACGTGAGGAAACCCAGCGCCACGATTGCGGCCAGGACCGCCCAGCCGATCATCGGCCCCACCTCGGGCCGGGGGCCTGCGCCAAAAGCCGCTCGACCGCCCGCACCTGGCGCCGGGGGTCGCGTGCACCCAGGCAAGCCCGCAGCAGGCGCGCGCGCCGCTCCCGGTACCAGTCGGAATGGGGTGGGTTCATTCCGGCCATCCCTGCGTGGGGGCCGTGCGCCCAACCACCCGGAACAGAATCCCCTCCGGGGTCAGCTCGGAAAGGAATTCGTATTCGCTCAGCTCGCCGTGCCCGGCCTCCAGCACATCGCGCACGACCGGCGCCGGGACTGTCAGCAGCCAAGTGACATAGCCGCGGCGGGGGGCGCCCCCCTTGCGGGCTTTGACGCACCTTTCCCGGTCGGCCTGGTCGCGCTCAAGCTTGCGCGCGCCGAAGCCCTGGCGCGAGGGCTGGGCCTTGGTCTCGGGGAGCTGCATTAGGCCAACCTTTCGGCGGCCCTGGGCGGGGAGGGGACCAGCGGCAGGCCCCTGGAGTGACCCAACCCAGGGCCACGGTTAGACCAACACCAGACCAACAGACCAGCCGCAGCCAGCGAAATGCTGCGGAAGTCACCCAAAAGCAAAACCCCCGTGTTACCGGGGGTTTTGACTGTTTCTGCTATCGGCTGGCGCCGGTTGAATTTGGGCCTTTTATCCCTCGTAATGAAGGGGTCGTGGGTTCGATTCCCACCGTCGGCTTGGCTCAACCAAGCGGGTTTGCGGTTCACTCGACCTCGGCCCCCTCGCGCAAGACCAACGTGGGACCAACATCCGCGGCGGGCCTGGCCCGCTCAATCGCCTTGGCCGCCGACACGCGCCGGTTTCCCAGCTCGGCCATAACGTGCCCGTAGGTATCGAGGCAAACGCTGGGGCTATGGCCCAGCTGGGCGGCCACCTCGATAACCGACCGCCCCTCATGTAGGAGCAGCGAGGCATAGGCGTGGCGCAGGTCGTAGGGGCGGGGGTTGTCGATCCCGGCCGCCGTGGCCACCTTGCCGAATACCCGCTTGCGCCAGTTGCGATAGCGGCTGTCATTCCAGGGCTGGCCGTTGTGGGCCAGCACCAGCCCGCGCGCGTCACCACCCTGGGCCAGCCGGTAGGCCACTAGCTCGGCCTCAAGGGCGGGCACCAGGGTGACGGAGCGGTCCTGGCCGGTCTTGGTCACCGGCCGAACCTGTCCCTGCACGACGGCCTTGCCGATGAACAGTGACCGCTTGCCCACGTCGGCCCAATCGAGGGCCAGGGCCTCCTGCGGTCGCAGGCCCGCGAAGCCGACCAGCAGCACCAGCATGCGCCCGGCCTCATCGCCTCGCGCGCGCAGGCCCGCGGCCAGCTTCCAGATCGTGGCCGGGGCCGGTGGCCCAACCACCCGTTTGCGCCGCGGCTGGGGAACGCGAACGTTCCCTCGCATTGGGTGGCTGGGCAGGCGGCCCGCCTGCACCGCGTGGCGCAGCAGCGAGGACAGCAGGGCCAAGGCCTTGGCCTGGGCGGCCGGGCCGGTCTTGCCTTTGCGCAGGCTGGTGGCAAGTTCGTTGCAGACAACCGGGGTCAGCTCGCGCACGTCGCGCGTTCCGATCCGCTCGGCCAGGTGCTTGCGGTAGGTGCTGCGGTAGCTGGCCAGGGTGTTGGGGCTTAGGTCGGCGTTGGCGGCCTGCCAATCGGCCCAGAGCTGGGCGCCGCTCATCGGCTCAAGCTCGACCGTGAGACCGAACGGGGCCAGTTCCTGTTTGCGCTCGATATCGCGGGCCACCTTCTCAGCATCCTTCTTCAAGTGGAGGGACCGCTGGCGCTGGCGCCCGTTGGCCTCGCGCCACATCACGCGGTAGCCGCCTTTGTAGGGGTGAACGCTGGCCATTAGGACCGCCCCCGCTTGGCCTTGACCTCAGACCATAGGCGCGCGTTGTAGCCCTCGGCCTCAACCGCCTTAAGCTCAGCCAGGGCCTTGGCCTTAGTGACCTGGTTGGCCACCGTGAGCCAAGCCCCCTCGGTGGTGTAAATCTCGACCGTGTAACGTCGGTGTTGCACTGAAACCATCCTTTCGGTGCCTGGCCGGGGACGTTTGCCGCGTCGCCCGGCCGCTTTTGTCTTGACCCCATCATAGCTACTGGCCACGACTCTTGCGAATCCAGCGGTCAAGTTCCTCGACCTCATAGCGGATCGTTTGCGGGCCGAGGCGCACCCGCTTAACCCTGCCCGCGGCGGTGGCGCGAAAGAGGGTGGATTTCGACACGCCGCAATAGGCTGCCGCGGCAGCTGGCGTCAGTAGGTGTGTCTCGGCCATCACTGACACTGGCCCACCTTGCAAATCTCGGCCAGCCCGTTACTCTCCGCTCCGGGCTGGGGCGCGCCTCGGTCCTCGGGCCAGGGGTGCGCCGTTCCCAGGGACGGCCACCCCCAGCCCACTGACCGGGTGCCTCGGACCTCACTAGCCCCACCCGCCGCAAAGGGGTGGTTCCTAGAGGCCCCTGCCAAAACTCCTGCCCGCTGCATTGCGATTCCCTCCCGCTCTGGCGGCTTGAGCCGGGCGCCCCGATGGTCCCCCCTGGGTTGCCATCGGTCTGGGAATGCGGCCGGAAAGGTGGTTGTAACCGCTGCCGTTTTGAAACGCAAGCAGCGCGTAGGCTTCGCCAGCATCGTGATGAATTCGGCTGCTAGCCGCTGGCTTCGGTTGGGTGGCTTTCGGCGGGTTTCCAGGCTTTCCGCTCTTTGCGGGAAGTTTCACGGCAGCAGGTCCGGGCGCACCACCTTGAGCAGGTCCGAGCGGTAGTGCAGCGAGACCGAATAGGGCGCGGCCTCGGACCCGTGCGAGCACCAGCGCGATGAGCCGCCATCGCCACCCTGGTAGCAGGTAACAACGTGCTGGGTGTTGCCCAGGCTGGAACCGTAGATAGCCAGGTCCCCCACCAGGTAGTTGGGGTGGCACTCGGGGTTCGATACCAGGGTGCCGGTGTAGCCATAGCCGTTGTAGGCGTTGCCGTTCGGGTCGGGGACCGCGATCCCGGTTACCTTCCGCGCCCAGTAGTAGACGCAGGTGGAGTGGCCGCTGCAATCGGTGGTGAACCCGGCCTCGGGCTTGACCCCGAAACAGGCAATCGGGCGCACCTGGGCATAGTGGATTCCCGGCTCACTGGAAATCGAGCGGCGGCAGTAGTCGGCCATCGCGTTGCGCACGGCCGTGCGCTGCTGGTCGGCCGTCTGGGTGGGTGGCTGGTCGGGCTTGGGCTTGGCGGGCTTGGGGGGCTGGTGGTCTCGGTCCCAGGCCTGCTGGTATTCCTCCAGCAGGTGTTCGCTGGTCGGGTCGCAAATCCACTCACCCGCGTGAGGCCCGCCCGCCGGAACGCGCGCGTACAGCAGCGCGTGATAGGTGCGCTCGTTGAGGGTGCCGGACCCGTCCCCGATCCCCAGCGCCTTGCGCAGGCCATCGACTCCCGGCCCGCTGCCGGTCGGCCCGGTGGCGCCGTGGGCAAATTCGTTTGTGTACTCGGTTGAAAACTCCTGCCACTTCCAGAAACCCGCGCGCGAGACCATCCGCTTGAGGGCCTTAACGTCTTTGCCGTTGGCCTGGGTCGGCTGGTTGGGGTTGTCGGGCGCGTAAAGGGTGCGGGTTAGGCGGCTATTGTTGTGCGGCCTCGGGCCGGGGCCGACTTCCCAGGGCAAGGCCGGGGGAGCTGCGGCAAAGGCCTCGATGGCCTCGTCGGGCCAGGCCGGGGGTTCTGCGATCCGGCTTTCCCGGTCACCCAGCTCGGGCGGTCTAGCTGTCATAGTGCGGCCCTCCTATGTGGGCATACCTCCGTTGTCTCATGCGGCGGCGCCACCGCTACCGGCTAGTTCCCTATGTGAAGGGCGGCGCGCCCTACGTTTGCGAGGATTGCGGGCACCGCTCCCGCCGCGGGGATCACTAGCCATCGCTGGCCGCGCCCTCGGCTTCGGCCTGGCGGGCTTCGTACTCGGCTAGTTCCTCATCCTCCAGTGGGACCAGGGTTTGCTCCCCGGTCTCAATGTCCAGAACGAGTTTCTGCGGTCGCTGATCGGTCATTGTGTTTCGCCCCTTTCTAGGCCAGGCCGTAGAGGGTTACTAGCGAGCCAGCCACGAAATTGCCCGCATCCGGCAGCAGCGTGATGCGGCTTACCTGGTTTTGCGGGCGCCATGAGCCGCCAAAAACACTGACAAAGCTCGTCGCCACGGTGATATTTGGCCCGGCCGATTTGGCGCTAAAGGCTTTGCTAGCCACTATTCCGGCGTAGTAGGGAATTTCGATATCCCCGGCCGCAAATTCGGTGGCTGCCGCAAGGTTTTGGCAAATGTTCCCGGCCCGGAGGAATGTCTGGGCCGCGCCTTGCGAGTTTGTGACCGCCCCATTGTTGGCCAGCAAGCCCTGGTAGTCGTAGTTCGCGGTGGCGTCCCCGTTAAAACGCATGAGCAGGATTCCGACCGTGGCGCCACCATCCCCGCGGGCCAAGTAGCTAATCCGTAGGTGGCGGTAATTCAGCGGGATATTCTGGAAATCGACATTTGCGGTCGGGGCCGTAACAACGGCCTCCGCGAGCTTGGTCATACCCCCGGCAGGGCCGACAAAGGGCCGTTGGTCGCGCATTGCCCCGGCGGTCATTAGCGCAATCGGCAATTCCCAGGTGGCCGTTGTCTGGGTCGGAACCGTTACGCCATCGCGGAATAGCAGCTCAAACTTGTTATCGGCCGGGGTGAAACGCACGACCAACAACCCGTTGGCGGTCACCGGGGTATTGGCCACCGCCGCAATCTCGGCGTAGTGGCCATCGATCCAGACCGCCCCCGCCTGGGTGGTAATCACGCTGGCGGCATAGCTCGGGGCTAGTTCGGAATAGAGGCCCCGGAGTACCCCGGACCCCAGCCATTGCCGGGCCATTGCTCGCCAGCGGGCTTCCGAGGAAACTGATCCGTCGGCCCCGTCAGTTGGCCAGCCAGTTAGCAGCGCCATCGCGCCTCCAATCTAGACGATTGCGAACACCCATCCTTCTACCGATCCCGACGTGTCGAATAGCAAGACGATTTGCGAGGCATTCCAGCTAACCACCCCTTCAAAGCTCGGGCCGCCGATCCGAGGGGTAACGGAAATCTCGGCTGGGGCGGCACCCAGCAGGTGTGGGATTGCCAGCTGAAATGAGGCATCGACAACGGACGGCCCGTAATGGGTCCACCAGGTCTTGTGGCCGCCCGCCAAAACGTGCTGCAGAAAGGTGGCCGCGGCATTTCCGGCCAGGGTGGTGGCGTTAGCGGCCTGGGTGGCCTGCGGCGCAGCTGCGGCCGGAACCCAGGATGCCGCGGTGGCATCCCAAACCGGCACCTGCCCGCCCGCCGACCCCGGCGCGATGTTGGCGCCCAGACTCAATTTGTCGAAGCGTTCCAGGCGCCGCAGCCTTTCTTCGATTCCGTCCAGGCGGCCGAAGATTTCAGGTTGCCGGGCCAAGCGGCGGCCCTCCTAAGACCGGGGTAATCCGGGCCGGTGCGTTTGGCTCAAGCTCGATATCCACCTCCGCGATGATCTGGCGGATTGCCTGGTTGCCGACATAGGCCGTGGCGATATCCCCCAGGGTCCAATCGGTGAGGAATTCCTGCGCCGGGGTATCGAGGGCTTCCATATCGACCGTATCGACCCTCACGCCATCGGCTAGCGCCTCGGCCCCGGCCTGGTCTAGCTGGGCCGGGTCGTTGGTGTCGCGCCGGTCTAGGAAGGTCTCAAACCGTCCCCAGTCGAGGAAGCTTTGCCCATCCTGGTATTCGCGGATCGTGCGGGCCTGGCCCTCGCCTTGGCCAGCGGCATAGACGTAGTTTGCGCTGGGCGCCTCGCGCGTCGAGGTCCACCCGGCCAACGTTCCCAGCTCGACCGAAAAGACCGCTGCGCCGCTGGGCTGGAACACCTGAAAGGCCAGATCGTGCACCTCGATTCCGAGGCCCGCCGCGTTGGCGATCCCGGCCACGAAATCGAGCAGGTTGTCATAGCGGGCCTGCACCGAAACCACCGGCCCGAAAGCCGCCGGGGGTGGGACCGTCAAGCCGGGCACCTGGCGCGCGGTGACCGCGCCCGGCCCCGCGTTGCGATCCACATAGCCCGCAATCACGCTGGAGGCCGCGCCGGTCTGGGCATCGTAGGCCTGGGTGTTGTAGGGAGGTGCAGCCAGCGCCGGGGTTGGGTGGGCAAGGCGGCGCTGCAGCCAAACCAAATCATCGGCCCCGGTGAGGGTGAGGAAATCCCCGTCTAGCTCGGCCTGCCGCTCGGCCCGGATTACCGGCCCGGAACGAAACACCTCATCGCCATGCCGCACCAGTAGCCGTGGCCGGTCGGCCGAAAGAAAAGCCTGGGCCGCTTTCCCTTCCGAGGGTAGGACCAGCTCCCAACTAGAGACCGCGTTAAAGCGGGCGGCAATCATCCCCCGTTCGTAGGCTTCGACTAGCGCCAGCGGGGTTTTCCAGTCTGCGACCACCAGCTCAAATTCGGGGGCTGTTAGGCCGCTAGCCAATTCCGGCGCCAGCTAAAGCGGATTAGGCTGGTGGGATCGGTGGCCGCCATGGAAATGGTGACCCGGTTTGGCCCCGGCACTAGGCCCCAAAGACTCGATTCGCTAGTGAGGCGGCCGAAACCATTGAGGCCCCCGATATCGACCGTCTTATGGCCGGGCCGGGTGTCGATTTCGGCCACTACCCCGGCGGCCAGGCTGCCGCTGATATGCCAGCGTTCCCCGGTCGTCTCGTTGCGGGCCTCTACCTCCTGGCCCGGCCCGGTGACCAGCACCACCGGCCATGAGATTGCGTCCCCGTCGTTGTCGATGGTGAAGCCCGCAAAGGCATCCGAGGCGCCGAGGATCAGCGGCAGGAACGGAAACCAGGTGGTAAGGGCGCCACCCTGGGACACGTCGATTTCCGAATCGCTGCTGTCTTGCCAGTAGGGGGCGCCCGCCCGGAAGATCAGATTGCCGACGTTTAGCCCGCCGTCGATTTCCTCCAGTTCCTCCAACCCGGCCTCATAGGTGCAGACCAACTGGCGCCCGGCCCACGGCCCCTGCACGACCGTTAGCGTTCCCTCGCCTCGTTTCGGGTCAAGCACCTTGGCCCAGCGGCGCAGCTCGGTTCGGTCGATCAGCGGGCCGGGGAATGCGACCGGGACCGTTAGCGCGCGCGCCAGATAGTTGGCGCCGAGGAACAGTGAGCCGTCCCCCTGCGGCAGCCCGACCAACGCGAGATTGGCGGGCGGCATCATCCGCCCGGTGGTGCCGCTCAACATGCGCACGGTGACGCTATCCCCATCCGGGTTTGTGTACTCCAGCGTTTCGCAGCTGGTTGGCTCATAGGGTCTCATCGGGCGGCCCGCAATAGCTCAAGCCGCCGGAACCCCCAGGCCACATCGGCCGCATTCACCTGCCGCGGGTACAGGTTGAGGGTGTAGCTACCGCCCCCGCTTTCACTCACTATCGCCCGTAGCAATGCCTCCGGGGTGACGATTTCCCGACCGCCACCCTCCCCGACCATCGCCAAGGTGGGGCTGGAAATGACGGCCCCTTTTGCCAGCAGCGGGATGTTCGGGAAACCGAAGGTCTGGCCGCCGAAGCTCCCCCCGCCAATCTTCTTCCCCAGGATTTTCACGCTCGGGAGGCTGATCTTGGGGATATGAAACTCCAGCCCATTCCAGGCCTTGAGCACCGCGTTAATCGGCGCCTTGAGCGCATCGGCCACCGCGCTGGCGGCTGAGCGAATCTTGCCGACCAGCCCGGTGATGAATCCGGGCAAAGAGGAAATCGCGCTCTTTATCGCGCCGATGGCGGCCACAAACGGGTCATCGATCTTGCCCAGCGCATCGGCCACCTTGGCCACCGCATCCCCGACCTTGCCCGCCATCCCCGCCAGCCAGCTGGTGAAGCTAGTGACCAGCGATTTGACCGCGTTAAAGGCATCGCGGGCGGCCCCGCTGATTTTGTCCCAGTGGCGCACGATCAGCACCACCGCGGCGCCGATAGGTCCGGTCAGAATTCCGACGATCAGCGGCCAATTGGCCCGCAGCCAGTTGAGCGTTGCCAGCGCGACCCGCTTAACGGTGTTCATCGCGGTGGTCATCGCCTCGCTGATCTTGTCCCAGTTTTTGACCACCAGGATGGCGACCACCACAATGGCCGCTAGGGCGGCAGCGATGGCCGCAAATGGCCCCAGGATTCCGGCCGAGAGGGCCGCGGTAACCGCCATCGCCACGTTGAGCGCGACCATCGCCGCGGCCAGCGCCAGCACCCCGATGGTGACCGCCTTGGCTAGGTCCGGGTGCTTGGTGAAAAATGAGGCCACCATCGAGAGGGCGGGCACTAGTGCGCCGACAATCGACCCGGCCAGGTTGTTGAAGTTCTCGCGGAGGATTTTCATTTGCCCCGGCAGCGTCTTGCCCGCGGCCTCGGCCGACCCGCCGAATTCCTTGTTCAGCTCATGGAGGATCAGTTTCTGGGCCTCGATATGGTGGCCGCTTTCCTCCAGCGTCTTTATCTGCTCCTTTTGCGCCTTGGTGAACGACACTCCAACCCGCTGTAGGGCGGTCACACCCTTTATCGGGTCGTTGAGGGCCTTGCCCAGCTGCAGCGCGCTGGTCTTGGCATCCTGGCCCAGCGCGACCGACATATCGACCATCGTTTTGGTCGTTTGGTTGAAAATGTCATTGCCTTTCCCGGCTACGTTTTGAATCCGGGTAAAGGTCAGCAGCAGGTTTTCGCCAGACTGAATGGCCTCGTCGTCCATCCCAGATTTGTTCATCAGCTGGGTGGCCAGGCTTTCCACTTGCTTGGCCGAGACCCCGGCCGCCTTGCCGGTCGATTTTATGACCGCCTCGGTTTGTGCCCCGACCTTGGCGGCCTCGCTGAATTCGTCAATCCCAACCTTGAAGGTGGCCACCAGCGCACCCAGGCCCGCCGCGCCCGCCGCGGCCAGCGCCACCTTGCCCATCGACTTGAGGCGTCCGCTGGTGGATTCGGCCTGCTGCTCGGCCCCCTTTAGGCCCTTGGCGAAATCGGCCGTCTTGGCGACGTACTCGACAACGATTTGGGGGTTACCGGCCACGCTTGCGGGCGGCCCGGTTCAGCGCCCGAATCTCCCGGTTGGCGTAGTCGGTAAAGGCCTTGAACACCTCCGGGCTAAGCCCGCAGGCCTCCTGTGGCGTCATCCGCCAAAAGCGGCAAAAGGCGGCCAATTCCTCTAGCCGTTTGCGGTAGTAGGGTCCGGCTCGGGCGCCTCCTGGTAGACAATCGCCACGTCCCCGGCCGCCTCCCAATCGGGCTGGTGGCCATCCTGGTAGAGGCGCAGCCAAACGAGGGCCTGCATCCGGTCGGCATCGTCGGCGCCCTCCCCCAATAGCTCGGTCATCGTGCGACCACTGGCCGCTTTCAGCGCGCGCATTTCGTTGGGTGTCCAGCGCATCGCGGACGGGTCACCGGAAATGGTGATCGTGTCCGGCAACGGGGTGGGAAGATTTGCTACCTCGGATTCGGCCATCGGAACCCCCTGATTTCGTTAATGGCGGTCTTGACCCCGGCAGCCTTTAGCTCCCCGTCGGCCTCAAGACCGACCGGGTAAATGAAGCGGCCACCGGGAACGTAGGGGCGGCCTCGGGTGCCGCCGAATTCGATCCAGCCGAGATAGGGGACGGAGGACTTCCGGGCGCCCACTGAGGCCAGGGCCTGCGATCCCTTGCGCCCTTGCCGACCGCGAACCGCGGCGGCCATGCGTCCGCTGCGGCGCGGCATCCGGGCGGCAATCATCACCGCTCGGCGCCGTGCGACCGTGACGAATTCCCGATTGGCGCGGGTGTCGATCTTCCCGGCCAGGGCCTTTGACCCGCTGAATAGCTGGGCCACACCCGTAATCGTCACTCCCTCCTTAGCCACCTAGCTGGAGCTGCTGCTAGAGGCCTTGGCGGCTGCCGCATCGGTCGGCGCGGTCTCACCCTTGGTCGGCTCACCAACGACCGACCACTCAAGCTCGACCGTCGAGGCGTCCCCGGCATCCCCGTTAATCGGTGCGTAGGGCTGCGGAATCACCAGACCCGACCAGACCGGGTTGTCTGCCCCAATCGGCTTGCCTTTGTACCCGGCAATCGAAAAGGCCACTGGGGCGCCAAAGGCAACGGCCTGGGATAGGACATCCTCGGTCGCGTCCAGGTCGAACGACTGGTAGAGGGTGGCCACCAGGGACCACTTGACGACGCCGGGGTAGTCGGCCGACCCACACATCGTGTCGAGGGTGGTGACGGTTACATCCGGGCTTAGCTCAACGTGGTTGGCGACGCAGGCCAGCTCCTTGAGGTTGGCCACCGTGTCATCGATAGAAATTTTCACGCTGGCATCATCGAGAATGAGCGGGTTGGGAATTGCCACGGCTTAGGCCTCCTGTATTGCGATTGGCACCCGGAAAGCAAGATCGGAACCCAGCAGCGGGATGCCTCCCGAATCCCACTGGCGGGGGGTGGTGGCGGTGGTTAGGGACCAGCTATGCGGGTCGGCAGCCAGCCGGGAAACGACATAGCCAACGAGGCTTTCCAGTTCCTCGAACCCGGCCGCCGGTTCCACCCGGCTGGCAACGCATTGGACGTTTAGCTGGGCCTCAAACAGGCCGAGGCCACCGGCCACGGTGCGCTGCTCAATCCAGGGGTCCCACCAGCCCAGCATTAGGGCCGGGGGGGTGATGGCATCGGCCCAAAGCGGCAATAGCTCCGGGTCGGAATCGAGCACCGGGGCAAGGGCGGCAGCTGCAGCCGCCCGCACCTCGGCCAGGGTGAGCGCACCGCTCGCAATCACGCTCATGCGATCCCCCATTGCAGCTTGAGCGGCGTAAGGGCCTGGGCATGGCGAGCAAACGAATCCTTCGGGGTTTGCAAGGCGCCGGATTCGTCAAAGCCGACAACGCCAAAGGCGGCATCGTTGGCTTTGTACCACTCGACCGCGCGGGCCAGATTGACCCGGTTAGCCAGGGGATCGTTGGCCGGGATCGGCTCATCCGCGGGCCGGTCGGCATCGTGGTCGATTTCCTGCGCCGCGGCGTCAAGGCAGGCCTGCAGGCCCTCCGTGTTCGTCTCGGTTACCCGGATGCGGAGGGCCTGCGCTAGCTCGTCAATCGTGGCGTAGGCCACCTAGCCCCGTTCCAAGGCCTCGACCAGCTCGGCCTTACTCATGGTCGCATTGGCCGGGCTAATCCCCTGGCGCTGGGCTTCCTCGATTAGCTCGGCCTTACTCAACTGGTCGTAGGAGGATTCGGCCGCCTTTCCCGGCTCAAAATCCCCGCGCTCCCGCCGCTCCCGGTAGGGGGTCATGGCTGGGCCGGGGGAGTCAGCGCCCGGAACGCGGACGGTTCCATTGCCTCTGCCAGGAAGGCGCCGACGACGCCAACCTCAAACCCGGCAATCGAGGGTTCGACCGCCCGCAGCTCGACCGGCGCGCCGGAATTCTCGGCCGTTAGCAGCTGGTTGAAATCCCCGACAATCACCGTGGGACCGGTAAAGCCGTAGGAAATCACCAGGCGCAAACCGGCCACCGTTCCCGATCCGGTCTGAATGCTCCCGGCCCCGGCCGAGATAAAGACCGGCGCCACGTCGGAAACCATCCCTAGCAGCTTGTAGCCGGTGGCGATGTCGGCCGCAATCACGTTGGCCGCCCGGCGGGTGTCGGCATAGACCTGGCCCGCCGCTGCCGAAATGGCGGCCATCCAGCCGCTTAGGTCGTCACTCTCGATGGCTACGGTGCCCCCGGTAGTGGCCGCGGCGGTGGCCTCGGTGCAGGTGACTCCCTCGGTTTCCATCGCGTAGGCCTCGGCCGCTAGGTCAAACCACAACGCCAGCGCATCCGGGTTCGACCAAACGATGTCTTGCCAGGACAGGTCCCCGGACCCGCCGTAGACCTTGGCCGCAGCCTCATTCAGGGCAACGGTCATCTTGCGGCTTACCAGCTCGGTCTTTTCAACCGCCTGGGGGCCAACGTCGGGCCGCTGGGTGATCTTCGGATAGGTGACCTTGCCGGAGGTAAGACCGATGCTGCGCGAGGCCCCGACCACCGGCCGCGCGTTGGAAATCACATCGGTGATCTGGGCCAGGTGCTGGTCCGAAAGCAGGCCGGGGATATCGGCCAGCAGCGTGTTTTCCATCGCCCGGTTAAGCCGGGCCTCGGCCGCCTCGCGCGCTCCCGGCTCGGCCCGCGATGCAATCATCGGAAAGCGGCGGATGATTTCATCGCGCGCGTACTGGCCGAAATTGCGGTAGACAACCTCGCCCGCGGGCGCCCCCTCGGGATCGGTCTCGGGCCGCGGTGTAGCGCGCTGCAGAAAGGCGCGCGCATCGGCGGCCCCCTGGCGCGTTTCCTCGGTCCGTAGCAGGCCCTCGATTTGCGGCTCTAGTTCCTCCAGCCGGGTGCGGTGGCGTTCCAGTAGCTCCGTCTCGGCTTCCGAGGGATCGCGTTCCTCGTCGTTGGCCGAGGCAAGCACCTGGTCTACCGCCTCATGCAGGTGCGTCCGTTCGTCTACTAGACGTTGTAGGACGGCGTTGAGCATGGCTCTTACCCTTTCGTTGCGGATTACCTGCAACGGGGTGCCGCTCTGCGGGGTGCCCGGCTATAGCTCGGGGGTGCCGCTCTGCGGGGTGCCGTCTTGGCGCCGAGAATACACCCGCGCTATTGTCTGCGCAAGATGCCGGATGAGCGGGCCAAGCTTCGGGATTGGGTGGCTGTCATTCTGGCCATCGGGATTTGTACGGCCGTCAATCTGCTGACGATGGGGGTTCTCTACGACGCGATCCGATCCGAAGGGCCGGGCCTATCCGAGAATGCAACCCAGGTTATGACGACGGCATTCGGTGGAATCATCGGGGTGCTGGGGGCCTACCTCGGATTCCGGGCAGGCCAAGGCGAGTTAGGAGGAAATGCCAATGCCATACAGGGTGCGCAAGGGGAAGGGCCGCAAGCCTTGGAAGATTCAGAACGCCAGGACCGGCAAACAGGTGGGCAGCTCGACCAGTAAGGGCAAGGCCCAGGCCTCGGCCCGGATTCGGAACCAGGCCCACTAGATGCGGGTCTGGATAAATCTCCCCGGCCTAGCCCAGGTGGTGTTGGCGCTGGTCGCGCTGGTTGCGCTGGTGCATTGGTGGTGAGCTGCCCGCACCTGATTGGCTGGTCGTACAACACCAGTCGCAGGCGCCGCTGGTGCCGCCTTTGTGGCAAGCAGCAGCGGTGGGACGATGCGGCCCAGGCCTGGCTAGACGTTGGCCGATAGTCACTACCAAAGCCGCAGCTGGAAACGGCTACGGATTCAGGTACTCAACCGGGATGGCTGGGTCTGCCACTGGTGCGGAGGCAGGGCCAACACGGTGGACCACAAGCGGGCGCTAATCGAGGGGGGGAGTACCCACCCCTCAAACCTGGTGGCGGCTTGCCGTAGGTGTAACTCGTCTCGGGGTGCCACGGTGGGAAACCGGATTCGGGAACGGAAGCGGTTTTTTAGGTCCCAAACCCACGGACCAGGCCGGGATTTTCGATCCGCCGGGAACCGATCCGAAGCGGTCTATTCCGGCGCGATCCAGACCGATTGAATCGAGGGGAGGTGTCATGAGTGAAAACCAGCCAGAAACTCCGGGCGGTGAGCCGCAGCCGGGGGAGCAGCCGGGCCAGCCTGATGAGCCGGACCAGCCGCAGCCCGATGAGGGCAACGACCAGCCCGACGAAAACGGGGAAGAAGTAGGCGCCGCTTAGGAGGGTGGTTCGGGGGTGGAGGCCGCCCGTAGACCGAAGCTAGAAAGCCTCACCTACAAAGGTGGCCTCCCGCCCCTGCGCCAGTTGGAGTTGCCGCCTTGGCACGGCTGGCGCTACAGCTCGGAAGCCGCCCGCGCCCAACGCTGGATCGAACGATTCCTGGTCGTGCCCACCGGCTATGGCCAGGCCCAGCCGTTCAAGGTGGCCGAATTCCAGCGCCAAATCCTGCGCGCACTCTATGACCACCTGGCCTGTTTCGTCTCGCTGCCCGCGGCCAACGGCAAGACCACACTCCTAGCCGCGGTCGCATTGGAACGGCTCACCCGCGGTGACGACTACGCGGAAATCGACATCGTTGCAACCAAACAGGAACAGGCTGGAATCCTGGTGGAGGCCGCCAAGCGGATGGTGGAAACCTGCCCGCAGCTGGTGGACCTCTGCCGCTGGCATAGCCGGGAGCAAATGCTGGAGTACCGCCCAACGGGTTCCCGGCTGCGCGCGCACCCGGCCAAGCTCAGCGCCGTCCAGGGCCTCAATTTCTCGCTGGCGGTGGTCGATGAGGTGGGCTTTGCCCACGACGAAACGGTGGAGTCATTGCTTGCCCGCCTGGGCAAGCGGCCCGATGCCCGCCTAATCGGAATCGGGACGCCGGGCTTTGACCCGAACATCCTGCAGCGCCTCCGCTCGGCCTCCCTCGATGGCGAATTGCCGCCGGGGGTGACCTACCTGGAATGGGCGGCCGAACCGGGATCGGACCCGCTCGACCGCAAAGCCTGGCGCCGGGCAAACCCGGCCCTGCGGGCGGGCTTCCTGCAGGCCGATGCGCTGGCCGTGCAGGCCGGGCTGCTATCGGCGCGCGAATTCCAGACCTACCACCTTGGCTTGTGGACCGACCAAAGCGCAGGCTGGCTGCCG